TCATCGCCGACAGCCACTCGTTGACAGCGTCTAGCGGATTCATAGGGTCATGTTCCTGATGATGGCTGCCTTGATTTCGTCGATACCGTCACGCTCGAAGCCTTTACGCAAAAACTCCGGCTCCGCGCCACCGGTCCCGTTGTCCCAAACATTGCCCAGACTGGCCGGACTGCGGGGCGTGCTGGTTCCGAGCAACACGCCTGGCTTATCGTGAACGGCAGCTGCATAGGCGGCGGTGTACCCGTAACGGCCTGACCAGCCACTGGGCGTGCGTTCGACTTTTCGATAGCGGCTGTTAATCAGCGTGCTCAAAGCAACCGGGGTCATGCTATCGGAATACCCACCACCGATGACCATTATCTCAGTGAGGCACTCTTCGGTCATCGGCCCGGCGATTTCCTCGAACACTGCCTTGAGCCGTGAGCGGACTTGCTCCATCCCTTTTGCTGGCATCAGCCTAGCCTCTTGAATTTGATCGGATCATACCAGATACTGCCGGCGCGGATAGGCTGATCCCCGAAAACACGCTACACCCGATGCGTGCTGCCGCAATCCTCAATCGGGCGCTCTGAGGGTAGAGCTGATGCTGACTCACGAAAGACTTCTAGAAGTCCTCGATTATGATCCTGATTCCGGTATTTTTACTTGGCTTGCTCCGAGGTCTTCGCGTGTAAAACCTGGACAAATTGCCGGGAGTATTGATCCGCGCGGCTACCGTCGGATTGGGGTCTTGGGAACCGCGTACTTCGCGCACCGTTTAGCTTGGCTGGCCTGCTACGCAAAGTGGCCCGACGGGGTTATAGATCACATCGATGGCAACACAGTCAATAACTCGATCTTTAACTTGCGAGACGTCCCCCAGGTTCTAAACACGCGAAACTTCAAGCTCTCAAAGAACAACACTAGCGGTTTCAACGGTGTGAGCTGGTCAGCGAAAGGAAAAACCTGGACGGCTCACATAATGATCGGCGGTAAGTCCATCTATGTAGGCCGTGCCGATAGTCCGGAAAAAGCCTATGCACTTCGTCAGCTCGCAGAGCAGGGTCTAGATTTCCGGGTCAGGTAACCGTTCGGAAGTCCGGAAGTTCACCGAAAAAACTGCAGTCCCATTCCATGTGGCTGCGGATTTCCTGCCAGTCAGTAGGCGCGGTGGTGTTGAGCTTGATCAGGTCGCGATGCTTGGGGCGGTTGTCCTCGCTCCAGATGATGTACGAGCTCACGAACTCGGCCCCGGTCGCATCGCGCATCTCTTTGGACTCTGCCGCCCAGGTGCACGCGATTTCAAACTCATCGCCATAGACAATCTCACCGTTAAAGGTGTCTTCAGAGACGAACGGACGCACGGTGGCGGTATTGGTGTAGGACCAGTTGGCGGTAGTGGACACCTAGATGCACTCCTCATCCGGCCAATCACCCATGCCGACAAACAGCGCGGCGCCCAAAGCGTTCGGGTTCTCAGGGATTATGCCCGCGGTGCAGCCGTTGGCATCGAGGCTTTGCAGGAGCCGGATGTATTTCTTATAGCCTTCGTCAAGCGTGCCGAACGAGAACGAGCGGCTTGCACCCGACGGCGCGCGCTGTTGAGTGACATACTGGTTCGGCTGCATGATACCGAGCAGCGCCAGGGCGTAATACTTGATCAGCCCGGCAGTTGAGAGGTCGTAGCCAGCCTCAGCCAGGCAGGCGTCGATAGAGTTGATCTGGTCAACAATCAGCTGCAGGAATACATCCGGCAGGGCGATACCCAACGAGGTTAAGAACGCCTTGGCGTCGACTAGGGTCAGTTCCACAGATGAGCTCTCCAATCAATAGACGACAGCTTACCGCCCTATTCGACTAACGGCAAAAATAACGCTTGCCTTAGCCGTCAAGGGCGAATAATCTAGGCTCATCGAAACGAACAACGGAGCGACCCCAATGGAACAAGCTGAAGAGAGAATAGCTCGCCTTCGAAAAGAACTGTCGAGCCCCATCTGCTTAGACATCCAACTAGTGAGTCGCGAGGAATACAGGCTGGCTTTATGGCTGCTCCGTTTTCCGCGCTTTTATTGTAAAGCTAAAAAATGCGTTGTCCGGATTGTGTGGCTGTCGCCCTATCAGGCCACTTTAGAAGTTCTCAAATTCTGAACAGGAGCACCATCATGGAATACCGTTATACCTGGCACTTCGTGCATCTCTTCCTCACCCTTTGCTTCCTGCCATGGTTGCTGGTCTGGGTCTTGCGCCACGTCGTCAACTCGGCGCACAACGATCGCGTCGACATCTGGAGGGCTTTGCAAAAATGACTTTCATCGGCGAAACCAAAAACGGCGCGGTAGTGGAAACCTGGAGCAATCCGTTCTATACCGTTCGTTGCGCGTGCGGCGCCCCATTCAAGGCCAACCGCGAGAAGATCAAGGCGGTGTTGCGCAACCCTAAACTGTTCCTGCGCTGCAACGCCTGCTATCGCGCAGGCCAATCGCGCAAAGCTTATCGGGAGATGGGCCGTGAACCAGCATGAAATCAACGTCATGAAAGCCAAGCTGCATCTGTACCAGGCGACCACGTTTGCGGCTTGCTGCGTGGCCCTTCTGCTCTTTTTGGGGGTGTGAGATGGAACTTATCGAAATGCCCGAGCGCCAGAAGACCTACACCAGCTTCTACGAGAACGGCGAATGGCGTAGCGCCCGGGTGTTTGTGCTGCCCGGCGCCATGAGCATTGCGGCCATCTTGCGCTTTGAGCGTGCAACCGGTCGGCAAACGCACGTCACGCCACGTGGGCATCTGGAGATGGTGCAGACAGCAAAAAGCCCCAATTAAGGGGCTTTCCACCTGGCGCTGGTTGTTACTTTTGGCTTGCCGCCTGGATCAGCTCAGCCGCGTCCGAGTTAGCCTTGTCGGTGATTGCTTGCGCATCCTTCTCGGCTTTCTCGACGATTTCCTTGGCTTTTTCTTTCGCCTTGTCGACGATTTCCTTGGCCTTGCCCTTGGCGTCCGCTTCGGTCATCTCTTCGCCGGTATGCTCGACGCCGAGAGGCCGCACGCGCGAGCGCAGCAGGTCAGAAGTCGGCAGGCCATCATCGCCGACTTCCAGTTTCAGAACGTCACCACGGTTTGCATCCTTGTAGACCGGGTGACCCACCAGTGAGCCCAAGAGCTCGAATTGCTTGGTTGGTTTGCTCATTACGCCGATGCTCCGTATGCAACACCCGAACGGCCCGCTTGGTCTGCCTTGATCAGCAGGCCCGACGCGCTCCAGGTCATCCAGTGGTAATCCGCGAACGGCACCTGACGTGGAACCGGTACGGTGTTGACTGCCATGCCGGTTACCGGCTCAATGTAAGCGCGATTCAGCACAACGCCCACCATCTGGTTACCGACAAGCAAGCTCGAAGTCTTGATGGCCGCAACACCCGGAGTGTCCGCGAGGATCGCCGTGTAGAACGAACGGTCCATCGTGGTTGCGCCGCTGGTACGAGCCAGGTTCACTTCGATTTCCGAAGAAATGTAAATGGTGATCGGCAGCGTTACGCGGTTGTTCGGACCACGCAGCGCCTGAACAAAGGCCAAAAACTGGGCCGCCAACTGCTGGTAAGTGGCCGCGCCCGAGGTCATGTCCTGAGTCAGAACGACGGCCTTGGTGTTCGGGTTGGTCTTGATACCGTAAGCGTTCGCGCCCTGATAGTTGATCAGCGGGTTACCGTTGACCATGTTCTCAGTCATGAGGCGAGTGACCTCGCGAGTCGCAGCCGCTTGGTTCTCGGCGATATCGTCAGCACCGATCGAGCGCTTGCCTTCCAGTTCGCGCCATTGCACGCCGAAGGTTTTCTCATGGATCGGGATCACGATGCCGTCGTAGTCGGTTGCGACCTGGCCCATCAGCTTGGTGCCCTGACCGCTCAGAGTGGTCGAGCCCATGTCCATGGCGCCGATGCGCTGGTATGCAGCCACCAGTTTACCGATGCTGACCGAGCGGCTCAGAGCGTAGATGTCGGTGAACATCACGTCCGACTCTTGGCCGATCAGGTTGACCAGTTGGGTGTCCAGGTCCAGCCAGGCGCGCTGGCTCAGATCAGGCAGTGCGTTGACTTCCAGTCCGGCGTTGCGTGCCAGCGACTGGTTCCAGTGGAAGCCCATGCGGCGCATTTGCTCACGCTGGTCATATTGCGTGCGTGCGGCGTCACCGGCCGCGACGACTTTGGCATTCAGAATCAGCGACATTATTTGATCCTCATGTCGATCAGGGTGTCGACCGCGGCACCTGCCGAAGCGAAGACCGAGTAGCCGATGATTGGGTCAGTGCCCGGGACGCCCAAGCGCACACGGCCGGCAGCATCGGCGGCGAGTGGCGAATCGGCGGCCAGGGTCTGGGCGGCGGCAACGCGAACCAGGTACACGTCACGGCTGCGCGGGATGTAGGCTTGGCCCATCTCGTTCAGTGCGTAGCTGTAGGTCAGCGTGTTCATGTGCATCGGGGCGTTCAGGATGTAGATGAACGCAGTCGTTGCGGCAGTACCGTTGACCAGGGTCCCGGCGGTGCGCGTCACGACGTTACCGGCTTTCATGCCCGCAGCGGCGCAAGGCAGCTCCAGGATTTGCGGGGTGTTTTCTTCAACCCCACCGCGGTAGATTTTGCGCTTTGGACCGATATCGATAGCCATGGTCGATTACTCCGGCAGCTTGGTGGCTTGATAGCCGTCGGTGTCGTTGTTGCCCTGGAAGCCGGGGATCAACGGAGCAGCGCCGACAAACTTGGCGTGCACTTCATCCAGCGCGTTGCCGGTCAAAAGATCGGCGGCAGCTTGGCCCAGCTTCTCGGCTACCAGCTTACGCTTGGTGGCTTCAGCGGCGCGGCTGTTGGCGGTCAGAGCATCGGACAGCTCTTTGTGGTTGGCTTGCAAGCCGCTCACCGCTGCAGAGAGCGGGTCGACCATACCTTTGACGCTTGCGAGCAGCGCCTCGTTGTTGGCGGCCAGCGCCTTTTGCAGCTCTTCTGGAGTCATCTCTGATTCACCTTGAGGTTTTGACGGATTCAACGGGTCCGAATTTACTCCAAGCCCCATCAATTGTAAAATTCTATTGATTGTCGGGTTCTTGTCGATCCAGCTCGTCTTTTGCTCGACTTCCTTGCCGGACTCCGCGAACGTCACCTTATCGCCGACCAACGTATAGGCAACCGCCTCGGATCGATCCTTGCGCCGTACGACAGCAGTGGTGGCGTCAAAGTCTTCAACCCAAACGAATGTATCGCCGCCTTGGCCCCACTTCTGGGTCGCTGCTTCGTTGAGCAGGCGACTGATGTTGCTGTAACTCATCTCGCTGAGTGCGCCGTTGACTGCGGGGACCGCCTCTTCCACACGGGCGTTGACCAGGAGGCCCACACCATCTTCAGGAGTGGCAGCGCCAGGCTCATCGAGCAGAATGGCATCATGGTCCATGATCATGTTGCGCGCGATCCAGCGGTGCGACTTGGCGTTGGTCACCGGTTCCCGATCGAGGAAGATGCCGGTTGAGGTGTGGATCGGCTTGCCTTCCTCGATCGCTTTGAGCAGCCGGCGCCCGCCTTCAGTGTTGGCGGCGACTTCCTTATCCAGCCACTTCTCAACCCCTATTCGATTCCCTTTGCGCTCTACGTTGCGGTTAAACGCGCCAATATGATGGGCGTTAATTGCTTCAGGGGTTCCGGCGGGAACGTAAACGCCGTTGACCTGTGGATGTCCGAGAGGTGCGAAGGTCCCCTCAAGGCTTTTATAACTGCGCTCAATTTCTTCATGGGGGTACAGCCCTCCGTTCATCACGACATCATCGGGAAGCGTGTAGCTCGGCAGCACAAGGTGTTCGCGGCCGTTGTAGACCTCGGTGCGGATCGCGGCAGCATTGACGGCAACGGTCATGTTGACTCGGATGTTTTCGGCAGACGGGGCGCTGTTAACCACGAACTCGGGCAGCCCGTAATATTTGGCAGCGAAAAACCAGGCACGCAGGCGTTTGAACATTGGAAAGGTCCTCTGATAGTTGGGCGATATGGTGCGCCATCCATGCGTGATAGTCTATCCGGCATTGACCCCTACCGCCGGAACCCTGACATGGCCGACCAAGATACCCTGCAACAGCTAGCCCTCAACATCGCGATGAATCAGCGCGCCATGATGGCCAGCAACTTTCGCAACTGGGCTGTTGAAGCCTACGGCCCAGGCAGCGACAACAAGCGCTCGCAGGCGTGGCGCGAATACGGCTGGCCCGCAAAGGTCGACTTCGACAAATTCTACAACCTCTACGACCGGCAGGGCGTAGCCTATGGCGTCGTGCACAAGCTCAACGAGAAGTGCTTCGAAACCAGCCCTTGGGTCATCCAGGGGGATGAGTTCGACGAGAAGAAAGAAGAGACGCCGTGGGAGAAGACCTGCCGCCTGCTCGCCAAGAAAACCAAGTTGTGGCGCGCCTTCCGTGAAGCGGACGTCATGCGCATGGTCGGCAAATACTCCGGGATCTTGTTGCGCGTAGCTGACGGCAAAGCATGGGATCAGCCAATCACCGAAAGCCGCCCGGTCATCCGCGAGCTTATCCCCGCATGGGAAGGGCAACTTGAGCCGGTCGAGTTTTTCACCGACACGAACGACGAGCGCTATGGCGAACCTGAATTTTGGCAGTTCAACGAAGGCGAGCTCAAGAACGACAAGGACGAGAAATTTAGCCCGCGCAATCTGAAGGTGCATCCCGACCGCATCATCATTCTCGGCAACTTCCGTACCGGGCGCAGCTTCCTGCAGGCGAACTACAACGACTTTGTAAACATGGAGAAGATCGCCGGCGGCAGTGGTGAGGGCTTCCTGAAGAACGCTTCGGCGCGCACGCATGTAGGCTATGACAAGGACGTAAACCTTGGCGAGATTGCTCGCAACGTAGGGCTCAAGGACGTCAGCCAGTTGCAGGACAAGTTCAACCAGCAGGCCCACGACCTAAACAACGGCATGGATCGGCTGCTGATCACCCAGGGCGCCAATGTCAGCCAACTGGTCGCTGCCGTGCCCGCCCCAACGCCGCACTATGGCGTCAGCCTGCAGAACATCGCGGCCGGTACGCGCATCCCCGCCAAGGTGATCGTCGGTATGCAAACAGGCGAGCGCGCATCGAGCGAGGACATCAAAGAGTTCAACGCCCGCGCGCAAGGCCGCCGCATCAACGTGCTGACCGATGACGGCGATCAGATCATCGAGCACCTGATCCGCATCGGCGCCCTGGAGTCCGGCGGTGAAGAGCTGACTTTCATGTGGGACGACCTGACCGAAGCGAGCACCGCCGAGAAGCTGGAAGCTGCGGCCAAGTTGGCGACGATCAACAAGGACTCGATGGGCAATGGTGAGGCGCCTCCGTTCGACACGAACGAAATTCGTGAGGCTGCCGGCTATGACGCCAAGTCCGAAGCCGAATTGACCCTGCCAGATGACCAGGACGTGCCGGTGGAGCCAGTAGTTCCCGCTCCTACAGCTCCGGCGGCTGTCTAATGGCTCGTTCGCCCATCATCCCCAGCAATTTCAGCGATCCGACCGGGACCGATAGCCTTGAGCGCGCGGCAATGAAGCAGATGCGCTCCCGCGTGCGCAAAGCCACTCAGGCCTACGTCGATGCGCTCGATCAGATTCAGTTTGTGGCGATTAGCACAAACGCCCGGTACGAATTCCGCACATTGCCGAGCGTCCTGTCGCAGCTGCTGGAAATCACCGGCAAACTGGTCGACGAGATCTTTCTATCGGGCGGTGAGCGGGGGCTATGGTTCTCGATCGGCTTCGTGTTGCCCGCCTATGAGAAAGGCACGACGCAGGCCTGGCGCAACTTAGGCGTTCAGGACGCCGAGTACGCAGCCACTCGCCCGGCAATCCAGAACGTGTTGCTCTCTGAGCCCTATCAGACTCGAATCGGCCTGATCCGCGCGCGCGAGTTCGAGCAGATGAAAGGCTTGAGTGCTGCAGTTAAACAGAGCATGAGCCAGCAACTGACCGCCGGCCTTGCGCAGGGCATCGGCCCGCGCGAGATAGCCAAGAACCTCACCACTCAATCGGGCATCGAGGAAAGCCGCGCCAACCGTATCGCCCGCACCGAGGTCAATCAGGCGCTGCGCACCGCTCGCCTGGACGAGACGCAAGACGCCGTAAAGCGCCTGTCATTGAAGGTCGGTGTATTGCATATAAGTGCACTAAGCCCGACGACTCGGAAAACACATGCCGAAAGATCGGGCACTATTCATAGTGTTGAAGATGAGCGTGACTGGTTTGCAGAAGATGGAAATTCGATAAATTGCCGCTGCGCCACTAGCGAAGTCTTGCTAGACGAGAAGGGCCAACCGAGAAGTGCGGGCCTTGTCGATAAAGTCCGAAAGGCCCGCGATGCCTGGGAAGCTAAGAACGCCGAGGACTAGTGACAGTCACTCGGCAAGAGCTTAAAGGCTGGTGACTGTCAGTGCAGGTGATCGGCGCACATTTTTTCGCCTTCAACCGCTTTGTTCTTGCAAAGGTGTTCCATGCAGAGGAAGGGCACCGGGGCAGGCGGAGGTAGCGGCCTATCACTACCTTTTTTATCCAAGTTGCTATTCTGAGAGCGCATCTTCCCTTCTTGAAACTGTGCGCAGGGGGCCACAGCCTTAAGCATCCGCCCGCCGTAGAACACAACCTTTTCGGCGTTGTACCTGGCGTCATTGTCGGCTTTGACCTTGCCCAGTGTACGCGCCGCACAGCTGCGCCAGATCGCCTTGAACGCCTCGCCTTCTGAGAAGCTCATGCCAAGTGCTTCAATGACCTCCAGGCACTGAGCCGTGTAACCCGGACGATCATCAGTTGTCAGGTGTTGAGGCACGTCGACCGTGTAATAGTTGACGCTGCCGCCTGTCTTTTCACCCTTGCTCATTTCGCCACCTGCTTACGGTAGCCGGCGTCATGTATTTTTGCAGCCGCCATCGTTACTTCGGGATCGTCAACACCAAAAGCGCCATCTGCGCAAATGAACTGAACGAGCGTTGCTATATCTCGCTCCCGCTCTTCGGCTGCGATTTGCTCGGCGGTGCGGATTGGGCGGAATTTGACTTGCAAGGCATTGAAGTCTGCGCGTGATCTGCGAATTTCCTCACCCTCTTCGTCTCCCGAATAGATAACGTTTTCGTCAGAAGCATAGAGCAATACAGTCGGCAGCCATGTCGGCTTTGAATCTGTTGGGAAGTATGCCTCGACCTTCAACCCAACTGGCGGCAGCGAGCCGTCTTGGCCGGTCCAAACTTCCGGCGCCGGTCTTTCAATAGCGGAATCAGGGGCCGAAGGTCGCCCTGCCCAATCCGCACTATTATCCCAGCCGTGATGAGCGTTAACGTAGAACTGCCAGGTTTGATCTTCGGTGAGTCGGTAAAACAAACCCGTTGAGGGTTGATAGTGTGTTGCGCCATCGGGCCATTTCTTTTCCATTTTGTTGCTCCGCTATTTGATTTGAGCCGTCAGACTATTCGGGCTTGACTGCTTTGTCAACAGGCAATAAAAAGCCCCGGTGTGAGCGGGGCAAGGTACAACGGAGCAACCGGGAATAGGGGCCGACCTTTCCGAACATTGTCCTAAGTCAGCTAGGAGGGTCACAACCTGTTCGGCATGGCAGGTCGACACCTATAGGCTATTCAGCTTCAGCCAGGGCGTCAAGCTGTTTTATCAGCTCTTGCGCATTGGCAATCGCCGCTCGCACAACTTGTACGGGCGAGTAATCGCTGTTGCCCTTAGAGTCGGCAGCAAAGCCGGCAAGAATTGCGGTTGCGATCCGCTCCAGGCGGTCGAGTTCAGACTTGGTCATCATGGCTGCTCACCTTCGAGATTTGCCCGGCGTTTAGCAATGGTCGCCTGACGCTTTGAAATAGCCAGTTCTTGATGTTCAAGATCCTCGAAACCTTTTTGAATGCACTCGCTTCGGGTAAGTGAGATCGTTGAAAGCCTGCAGGCTTTACCCTTACTCGTCTCGACGTAGTCCGCTCCGTACCAATGGCGCCCGGCGACAGTTACTTCTTGGACCTTGAAAGTTGGGGTCAAAAGGAATGCTTGATAGGGGTACTGACTCATGGCTGCTCACCTTCAGTCGGCAAGCCAATCAGCTTGTTGAGGTCAGCAACGCGTACCGCAGGCAGCTGAACGGCGGCCTCAGGCACGTCTTTAGGGATCAGCTCTTTGGCTTCTGGCCATGCTTTGAGTAGTGCGGCGACGGTTGTGACAGAGTTCACCGCAGCTTTGACCGGCGCCCGAACATCGTCACGCCATTTGTCGAGGCGCGCCTCTTCGTTGATCAGCTGCTCACGCTCGATGGCCAGCGGATGGTCGAAGGCGATTTCATGGCGGTATGGTGCAACGGCAGCCTTGAAGTGCACCAGGTCTTTTTGCCCCGCTACTGTCAGGTACAGGCTGTCGTCGTAACGCAAGCCGACCGTACCGCTACGAAGGGTGGTAGGCACTTGGTCTACGAGCTTTTTCAATTTCTTCTCGAAGTCCTTGAGCTGCGACTCCGGGATGCCGAGCGAGTCGAGACGAATAGCTTCACCCCAAGCGGATCTTCGCTTCAGGTACGCCGCCCGGGCGGCCGTGTAGCCGGATTTCACCAGGGCGTTGTCGACGATTGCATCTTTGAGGGGATTGGTCATGCGAGTCATAGCGTTTTGCTCCGCTGATTGATTAGGCGCTCAGGCTATTCGCCTATGACGGCGCTGTCAAGGCTTTGAGGATAACGCCGCGTACAGGTTTCATCGGATCGATAAGCCACACGTCTGATTCGTCAGGGTTGCGCCACGCTGCAGTGCCTTCAGGGCCAGCGTTATCTGCCGCCTCCGAACGAGCACAAGCCTTGCCGGGCGCACGGACGACCATCTGCACCGATTTGTCTTTGAGCTGAACTAGCCATAGGGCCATTAGTTGTCTCTCCTGAAGAGCATACCGACTTGATTGCCTTTTGCTTTCATAACTTTTTCTACGGCGTAGCGCAATGCGTCAATATAGTGGTTGTATTTATCTACTATAGTGCGTGTCACTTCGCCAGTAAGCCTGTCAACTTTAAAACTGTACTTCTTGAATTCTTTCTGTACTTCGGCACACCCTGGATGAACGATAATCGAATAGGTCTTTAGGTGGTCTATCCCGTCCTCAACTGAACCGGGTCCTTTAACTGCGCCCTCAATCCTTTGCAAGTAATGCTTCTTAGGCAGACCGTTAGGCGTCTTAGCTTTAGATAAATGGCTAATAGACTCAGGCCTTGCACTATCTGCAATAACTGGTTCTTTCTCGATACCGGGTATGCGCTCGATCAGAAACTCGGCTGTGTCGTCTAGCTCAAGCCCTACCTTGCCGGCCTCCTTGTCGATGTAGAGCTCTGACTCATCGGGCGATATCCAGCAACGCACCGCGGCGGTAGGGTCCATCGAGAAGCCGAAGTCCAGCCCATGATAGGGCCCATGCCACGTAGAATCGGGAAACCTAATGCCTTCTTTCCAGCAGCCCGCAAAGATTTTGGATTCATCGTTAGTTAGATACGCGCCCTTCCATATCCAATCGAACTTAGCCTGATCAAATGACTCCCTTTGCTTATCGCGGAGTTTTTTAAGTCCTATTGGAAACCAGGGGTTGTCGTCCGCATTCAACTCTACAATTGCGTAGTCGGGATCGTTAGCCGAAACGCCAGTTCTAAAACGCGTGTCTGTTGGCGAGCCCTCATCCTTGGGGTTCCAAATAATCCAGCATTCAGAACGCAGTTTTCGCAGAATGGTAGCCTCTAAGGCGACCCATGCGTCCTCGCTGATGTCTTCTGCCTCTTCGGCGATCGTTAAATCTATGTTCGCCGTGCCCTTCACGCTGGTTAGGTTGTTATACAGCCCTTTAAACAGGAACTCCGTGCCATTTATCTTGCTGCGCAGATAGTCGACACCTACGTCATAGGCTGCGACTAACCAAGGCTCAGAAGCGATAGCCGCTTTCAATTCAGCGTGAAACGAATCCTTGATCGAGGCCTGGAACTCACGCACACACAGAATGCGCAGGGGCTCCACTACGCCCCAGATGGCCGCCATCTTGGCGAACGACATGGATTTAGCGCTACCTCGCCCCCCATAGGCCCCTCTGTACGTCCTCGCACCCCTAGGGGGCGCAAAGACCGATACAAGCTTAGGCGGCAGCTTAACGACTGCGTTACTCATCGACTGGCCCCGTCTGAGCCACCAGGGTGATCGTGGTCGGCAATGTGGCCAATGGGCTGCCGTTGGCACCGGTCAGCTCCTTGCGGTCGATCTGGTAACCGCACAGCTGGGCATAGAAGACCCGGGCGGCGTGTTGATCGTGCATGATCACTTCGATATTGCCATTACGGTCGACCTTCGTGCCTTTGAACAACGCCCGGCCAGCCTCAGACAGGTCGCGCGTATCCGTGACGATGGTGACCTTGCGGCCCTCACCGCGGCAGTGCGGGCAATCGGGGTGCGGGTCTTGGGTCTGATCAAAGCCAAAACCGCCGGCGTAGTCGGGGAGGCTATTGATGGGAACCTTCTTGCCCTTGTCGTTCCAGTGATAGCCGAGCTCCGCCTCCTGTAGGGCCTTCTCGAACTCATGCTCTTTCCACTGATAGCCGAAGTCGACGCCGTGGCAATGACGACAGCAGCGGGCCTCCACGCGACACAGCTCGGCGGGGTCGGCCGTGGCGATCAGCCAGGTTCGGTGCTTGAGCTCCTCAGCGCTCACGTGGTGCGCCTCAAGGCGCTTTGCCCGCCTGGCCATCGCCGTCTCGTATAGAGCCGGCTTGAGGTGCGGTTGGCGCATCCAGCTGTAGGAGCAGGCGCGGGCATTCTTGACGCTATAGCCGGCCGCGATCGCGCTCTTGTACGGATCGAGCGTTTCCTCGTAGCGCAGAATGAATTCCTGCTCACGGGCGTTCAGCTCTTCAAATCTGTCGGCCATCTCGGCAAACCCCTATGACGTTCAAAATAAGCCTGAATATACCACTCAATGAGGTGCAAAGGCTTTGACGACACAAAGACGACGTGCAAAAGAGCTGCAAGTATATGATCCATAAAGAGAAAATGCCCCTAATGACGACGATGACGAC